ACCTGGCGCTGCATGATGAACTGCGTGAGCGTCTGCGGCCCCTTGCGCTTGACGCTCAGGACTTTGCGGACAGCCTCGATCTGCTGGATGATGTCTGTGACGTTGCTGCTCGTAGACGAGCGCTGGCGCACCGCGGCCGGCAGCTTGCGGACAGCCTCCTCGCCGTAGAGATCCTTGACCAGCTTCAGGTCAAGGCGGACGGGCGGGATGTCAGCCGGCGGCGCGACGGCGCCGTGGCCGGGCGGGTTGAACTTGCGAGGTTGGAACAGCGGGAAGCCTTCGTTGAGGGCTGCCTCGCGGAGTTCGGGGGTGATGGGGAGGGAGTGGAATTGAATAGGTGAGTATTCCGCCTGCAGCCGCGCAAGCCGACGCTCAGCCATATCTCTGTTAGCAACAGGCCACTGGCCCCAGAAAGTTCCATCGGACAACTGTATCGTCAATTGGCCATTGTAATCGTTCGTCACCACACGCTCAGGGCGACCTGTCGGCAACTCGCGTTCAGAAGCAAAGCGGCCTCCGGCTTCGGGAAAGTCCAGCTGCCCAACCCTCGCCCCATACTTCTTGCCCAACTTGTTCGCCGCGTTCGGGACGATCTTGTCATAGAAGTCGCTGCGGTTGTCGTCCGCCTCGACGACCTTCCCGTTCTGGACGTTGCCCGGTATCCACGCAACGCTGTCGAACTTGTTCTCCGCAGCATACCGGATCATCCGCTTAAGGACGAGATCGACCCAGGCGTTGTTCTTGAAGGGGGCGTTGGGGACGGCGCCTTGATTGGCATAAATTGCACGCCTAACCTCCCCAAGAGCGAGAGACGCTTCCTTGTGTGCGTTATACTCCGGGTTAAACTGAAGCCAGCCCTCAAACGTGCTGGACCAGACGTAACTGGACTCTTCCTCCGGATTGAAGGGCCTTTTCTGACTTGGGTCCATCATGTCTGAAGAGAAGGCATCCCATACGCCAGATGCCTTTAGTTCTGCTTTGAGTTTTGCAGCATCAGCTTCAAATTGCACTCGGAAGGGGCCAGATTTATCATACCCGTCTTCCCGCCCTTTCTGATGAATGCCGCTCTGGATCTCCTCCAGCGCCAGCACGCGCTCGCCGTTCGGGCCGATACGCTCCTTGAGGCGGACGTGCGCAATGGTGCCTTTCACGCCCGGAAAATGGCTGTCTTTGTAGTCAACGCCGGGAACTGTCAGCAACAGCTCGGTGTAGTTCTCGCCGCCGGGGAGGGTGTAGGAGGACCATTTGGTACTGTCCACATCGCTGTTAACAATCTGGAAGCGCTCTGAACGCAGATCATTGATAAGCTCTACGTTGCGGTTGAAGGTTTCACGCAAAGCATCTGCTTCGGGTGAAGAACCGAGATCATTGATCTCGCCCATCAAGCGATCATTCTCTTCCAGCAACGGCAGCATTTCGCGCTGTATAGCGTCCAAGCGCGGATTGTCCGTTAGGCTGCTTGAGTACTTAACCTCCTCCACCGTCACCCCGTTCGCCGCGACAAACGCAGCAAGCGCTTCGCGCGTGACCGGACCTTGTTGCAGGTCCAGCCAGTCCATCACGCCGGACATCTCGACCTCTTCGACCTTGATGCCAGGCGCGTTGGTGATCATGCCCCTCCACTGCGATGCGGGCGCCTTGGTGGTCTTGCTGTTCTCGATGAAGCGAGACAGCGCGGAGTAGAAGATGGGGGCTTTGGTTTGGAACAGCGAAAGACCCTTTTCGGGGTCTGTAATAATGTCCTTCACCTGCTCCGTGATCGGAACAATCCAGTAGCCCTGTCCTGGCGCAAACGCGTTCTCGACGTGAACAGGCTGCACGCCGGCTACCTTGGCAGTCGCCTTGACCGCCTTCTTGTCGTAGGTGTTCTCATACAGCTCCGAGTAGCGATCGCTCCAGCGCTTCTTCAGCACGCCGCTGTCAGCCCACGCCAGGTGCGTCTTGCCCTCTGCGACAGCTGCAATCAGCGCCTGCTTGATCGACAGGCTGATCCACGCATCGCCTTTGAAGGGGACGTTGGGAACGGGGTTGGCAAGGGCGTCCTGCACCTTTTTAAGTTTCTTCTCAAGGTTCTGAAGCGCGACTTCCTTTGCGCGCTCGGCCTTGAACAAATCCATCACGCCAAGGATGCGATCGGAAACACTGCCGGGCTCGATCTTTTCAAAGTAATTTTCAAGATTTCGGCGGATTATCGCGTCGTCATAAACGGGAACACCTTCCTTTGTGACTTCCTTGAGTGCGTTGCTCATGATCGATTGGAGGCGGTAGGTAATGTTCTGGGTTTCGCCAGGCAATTCCGGAAGCGCCGCGTCAAGGGCTTCGTGAGCAGCAAGACGCGCTTTTGATCGGTCCATGTCGGCGGCAGTAACGTCCGCCAGCAGCTTTGCCTTCATCCCCTCCGCCCGCGCGCGTTCCGCAGGCGTATCGTAAATCTTCTGACGACCTTGCTGGTGCCAGTCGGACTGAAGCTCGTCGATGTAGAAGGTGCTGGCAGAAGGCTGCGGACTTTGGGCGGGCTTGTTCGGAGGCTCCAGCATCACGGTCTGGCCGTCGCCGACCGTCACCGCAGCTACGCCATCATCCGTTGTGAACAGGCGCCGGTCCGGTTGGGCTGCATACTCATTAAAGCGCCTCATCAGGTCTTCCTCGCCCATGTGCGCAATTTCTGTCAGGCGGTTACCCGCGGCGTCGAATATTGCAACACGTCCTGCGGCAACACTGAAGTCAAACCGCAGCGTCGTTGTCGGATAGGCGGGAGCGCGCGCAGGTGCAGCAGTTTTTGCCGCTGGCGCCAGCTGACGATCAGAGACGCGCATGAACGCGACGATGTTCTTGTCGCTGAAGTGGGTGGTATGCACGAAGCTGCCGGGGATCTCCGGGAGCATGATCTTGAACTCGCGGTAGTTGCTCTTGGGGCCGGGCGCCTGGTAGCTGGACCATTTCGTGGATGGCTGTCGCTGCACGCCTGCGAGAAGGTCGCTGCCGGCAGGGGTCTCGCCCTCGATTGCGGGCGTTGGTGCTTCTTCGACATTGTCCTCGACGTCCTCCTCGCCATTGTCCGGCAAGTCGAGCAGGTCATTGTCCACCGCATACTCATGCGCCTGGACCTGAGCCTCGGCGTAGGAATAGATTTCGCGTGTGTTGATGCGGTCACCATAGTTCCGCCATGCGCCGCGCCGACCGTAGAAAATGTTGAACCCTTGATCAGAGTTGCCGAAGATCGTCATGTAGCGACCGTTTTCGTTGGTCTCGGCCTCGTAGATTATAATCGGGTTGTTTTGGAAGTAGCTCTCGCGCGCATATTCTTCGGCGAGGTCCTCGTAGTAACTGCGATTGTTATCTATGATCCATTCGTCGCGTTCCGTCTGGTCATACATGTCTTCAATGTACTGCAACACGGTTGAATAGGATTCATTGTCAGCAATCGCTGTGCTCAGCGAGATGTCACCCTCCGGAAGATTGAACAGCGTCCTGATCTCTTCGAGATTGTCTTCGAGATAGTTTTTGTGCGCCTCATCAAGGAAAGCTTCCCATCGGCTTGAGGCTGTGTTTCCTTGAAGATCCTCCGGGAAGTAATCGTTTATATAGTAGTCGATGTCGTACTCGTAGGCTTCGCGATCATCCCACGTCTCGCCGTCATCCCACTCAAGGTCTTCAACGCCATAGTTGGGCGTCGGCCTGCTCGGCACATCAGGCGTGCGATCGCCCGCAATAACTAGCTGCATCTTGATGCCGCGCTTACTGAGGTATTCAAGGATCTCGTCCCGGCTCACAATGCCGTCGGAGTTGCTGCCCTCGCGTGGCACGCTCATTTCGAGCCAGTCCATGAGACCGCTCCACTCGATCTCCTCGGCCTTCAGGCCGGAGGCGTTGTTGATCATGCTGATCCACTGCGCAGCCGGCGCGCGGACTGTGCTGCTGTTTTCGATGAAGCGTGTGAGAGCGGAGTAGAATGCCGAGCGAAGCTGGTAGAGGCCTCCGCCCTGGCCCAGCGTCCCGCCCTGAAACACCATCTCATCCGACCGGGCAGTCTCAGCCTCACCCTCAGTCGCAGGCTCGCCCGGAAGGTCGCCCTTCCACTCGCCATAAGCCAGCCAGTTGAACGCACGCCCTACGGGTGATTTGTCGAACGCGCGCGCAAGGTCGCCCAGGATGATTGAGCGCTCGGTCGCGCGGGACGCCTGCGCCGCATCCAGCTTCTCCTGCATCACGCGTGCGAGCAGCTCTTCCTTGACCTCCTCGCGCGCCTTGTCGAGGCGGTCGCCTACCAGTTTGTGCTGGCGCGGCGTGATGATGCCCTTGCCGAGCATCTCGTCTGCCATCTTCCTCGCATCGCGGAATGCCTCAGCGCTCGCAGCATCGACCTCGACATCGACCGCGAGGATCCGGTCCATCATCGACTTGATTTCAGGCGTCAGGTTCGCGCGCTCGCCGGGCAGCATGCCCCTGTAGACGCCGACCAGCCACTGCTTGAAGTCGCGCAGGATCTGCTTGAGGCGGGGTGTCGGCGACTCGCCCGTCATGAAGTATTCTTCGGTCGTCTCGGCCCACGCCTCCTGGCGCTCGCGCCATTCGATCTTCGCCTGCGCTTCCTCCATGGTCGCGACGCGCTCAAGACGCATTGCGGCGGGCGTCTCGCCGGCCATGTCTGCAGGCGGCTGGTACATGATGCGGACGCCGCCGGCAGGGTCCGGGACCACGGAATACCGTGCGCGGATCTGCTGCATCTTCGGCGTTTCGCGGATCGACTGATACCAGCTGTTGATCTCGGCGAGATCGTCCGCCGCCCACTTCTCTGTCGGCGCCAGCTCCTCAAGCGTGGCGAGGAACCAGTGCGAGTTCTCGTGCAGGAATGTCGATGCGTCCGAAATGCCGGAGAAGGACATCTCGCGCGTTTTGGGGTCGTAGCCCCCGCGGCGGGGTTGGGTTAGGTTTTCGGCGTCTGTTCCATCACCGCCAGGATCAGTCTCGCCAGCTCGTGATCCTCCTCGTTCCAGTCCTCGTACAGAAGAACCGGAAGGTCCGATTTCGCGCGTGGTGACGGCGCGGTATCCTTGGGTGGGGTTGCCATCGAGGTCGCGTCCGGCGCGGCCTTTGGAAGCTTCGGTTTCAGCATAGTTGCTAAGATCCTCTCCGTCCTTCAGGACCACGAACTTGACCATCGGGCCGACGAAGGTCTCGCCTGATGTCTCAGGCTGGTTGCTTTGATCGGCCGTCCTGGTCGTTATCCCGCCAATGATGGCTTCGACGACGTGGTTAGTATAGCCCTCGAACTCCATCCGCGAAAGAAAGAAGTTGTAGAGCTTCTCGTGGTCCACGCTGGAACCGCTGAAAGTCATTGCAGATGGCTGCTCCAGCGCTGCCCAGTGGCGCATGGCGACGATTGCCTTGCGGAACATTTGCATGGCGGTATCGCTGCGAGTGCGGATCTCAGCGGCAATGGCAGCGCGCTCGGCCTCCAGCTCCGGCGTCATCACGTCGGGCTTAGGCGGCAGCTGCAGCGCTGGCCCGCCCATCGTTCCGCGGAGGACCAGGTCAGCTGAGACCTTGCCGTTCTCGACCTGGAGGATGACGACTGAATCCTGCGCGGTTGCTGCGTCATCCGTCTTGAAGCGGAGCGTGATCCGCGACGTGCCGTCCGGGAAGTCCTGCCGGGTCTCCTGCACGTTCTCGACATACCACTCGCCCATCTGCTCCGTGGTCATCTTGGCGATGCCGGACATGCTCTTGGGCAGGGACTGCGCCAGCGGGTCAGACGATTCTGCCTGGTCTGAATTGGCAGACCGCAGCACAGCCGTAATCGCATCCCGCATTTCGTTCAGGGCCATTGTCGGACCCGGCGCAGGCAGGCCCAGCGTCTTCATCATCTTCTCAAGTTTGGGCGCTTCCATCTTGAGCAGCAGCTCGCGGTCGAGCAGCATGTCAGACGCCGCAATCAGCTCCTGAGCCGACGCCGAGGCAGCAAAGGTCTTGAACTCCTCGACAGCATTCTTCCAGACGCGAGCCGCCTCCTTTGGCTGCATCGTGCGGCTGGACGTCCACGCCTCGTCGAGGCGCGTCCGCATTTCATCAGCCTTCTGCTCCAGCGCAGCGCTGCCCTGCGCAGCCCCATCCCGCCCCATAATCTTAGGGCCAAGCTCAGCAAAAGTCTCACGCACGTCCTGCCCGCGCTTCATCGCGACGTAGGCAACACGTGTCGCCTCGACGTTCGCGTTGTGCCGGTATTGCTCCTCGGTGAGGTTAAGGCCCGAGGCTTTGGCCGCAGTGTAAATCTGCTCCTGCACGTCCACGAACGCGCCCAGTTTGCTTGCGTCGCGCGCGATGTCCTCTTTGAGTTCGGTGGTGTAGCGCTTGGCCAGCTCGGCGATGTCTTCCAGCTCTGTCTTCTGGAAGGGCGTGAGGTCCTCTGTGGCAAGCCGCATGTGCGGGATGATCTGCGCAGACAGCAGCTGCGCCGACGGCGCGGCGAGCCGCCCCATCGGTATCTCTGCCGTGCCCATCAGCTGGCCCAGCTCGCCGATCGCGTCCGGATCCACGCCGAGCTGCGTCAGCGTCTCGCGCACGTCCATGCCAGCCGTCGTCAGGCTCTGCGCCAGGCCGTCGAGGTCGATCACGACCGTCTCCGCGCCCGTGCCCTCGACGATCTTGTTGACGAGGTCTGCAGCCTTCTCGGGCGAGCGCTTGCCGAGGTTGGCCTTGGCGAACTTTTCCATGACGCCGGAGATCAGCTTGTCGCCGGCGGAAGGCTGCGTGCTCGCCACGTCTTTCAGGATGTTATTGATTTCCTGTGCGCTCGGCGCGCGCGCCTTGCCCGGCATCGCCAGTTCGATAATAGCCTGGAACACGCCGCCGACTGTGCCGCCAACGGCCGCCGCCTCTCCGACCCCGCCCAGGATCGTTGCGTTCGGGTCATAGGATGTCGCAATGAAATTGTGCAGGGCGTTCTCGACGCCCTCCTGAATGCCTTCCTCAAACGCCTGCCCTGCAACACGTCCGACCACGGACCTTGCCACACGGTTGCGCACTTCGGGCGGCAGGATTTTCATAACCCTGTCGAGGCGCAGCATCTCTGAACTGCCGGTGATCGCAGCGCCAGATGCCAGCTCAAGCAGCTTGTCGTTCGGATCCACGCCTGCTGCGCGCATCATCTCAGCCTGCTGGTCTACGCCCATCGCCATGAACATGGTGGTCGAGATGCCGGCGCTGGCAGCCGCCTGCGCCTGTGCGGCCGACGCGGTGAGGCCAGCGCTTGAGCCGCCCGTAGCCATTGCCATGCCGACCTGCACCACAAGCTGGCCGAGGCCCTGCGCGACCTTGTCCTCAAAGCCCATTGTCTCGGGCTCCCAGGCTTTTTGGATTGCCTTGCCTTGCGCGCCGTAAGTCTTGAGGATTTGTGACGGCCCTGCGTATGGCGCGACGGCCTTGGCGAACTCCGGGTGACGCGCCATGAACTGGGCTTCCCACGCCTTGGCCTCACCTACAGCGCGGTTTACAACAGGAATGTTGCTGATGATGTTCTTGTCGTAAGTGGTTATGGCGCTTTCGAGAAATGTTCCGAGGCCTGACGAAATGCTGCCGATCGACATCGGCGCAGCCGAGGCCAAAGACCTGCCCATATCGCCGACTTCTGTGGCGGCCTTGCGGGGATCGCGGATTGCGCCCTTCGCCATGTCCACGGCCGGCGCGAAGTACATGTCTTCCGGCTTCAGGCTGTCAGAGGTTTTCTTGAAGTAGCCGGCCACCGTGTCGAGGTCTTTGCGGAAGTTGCCGAACTCTTTCTCGACGCTGCCCCACAGGTCCGCCTCGTCCTTGGCGACGGCGTAGTTGTCGGGGGTCCGCATCCATTCTGATGTGCGGGGCGACTGTGCGCGCATCTTCTCCATGCCCGCCAGCATGTCTTCGGCCCTGTACTCTTCGCGCGCGCCGCCGATGGCCTCACGCGGAATGCCCAGTTCCTCGGACTTCTTGATGTCGTAGGCGGCGTCATCGGGCGCGTCCGTCTCAAGCGCAGCATTGCGCTGGTCAATAAACGCTGCGCTGCGCTGGTCCCGCTCAGCCTTCCGGCGCTTCAGTTCAGCGATCTGCTCGGCGCTAAGTCCGGTGCTGGTATCGGTCATTGAGTTGCCGCCATAGCTGCGTTGATTTCGGCTTGCGTTGGGTCACGCTTAAGCATGTCTTTAAGATCTGCGACGACAGCGAGACGGCTGCGAATTGGGTTCAAATACCCGCCAGGATTGGTGGCGCCGACCTGGGGATAAAGCTCAGGGTTCACAGACCGGAACGCCCGCGCGATGATGACCTTGCTTTCTGTTGGCGTAATCGGCGCGCCGCCCGTGCGCTTGGCATAATCCTGCGCCTGCCGGTACAGCGAGGCGACAACATCCATCTCTTCGGCGAGCGCATCGCCTGTGCTTTTTGAATCGCCGCTGAAGTCCTTGCCTAATCTGTTGGCTGGACCAATCATCGGGATTTGCGCGATCAGGTCCTTGAGGACTACATCGGCTGCATTGAATGTCCCGCCACCCGCCACACGCGTGTTGATGTCGGCGAGGACTTCGCCTTTGTGTTCCGGGCTCAGACTGCCCCAAACGTCATTTAGCTCTCCAACCCATTTTGACGGGCCAGCCATGTACTGCTCTGGCACGAGGGCCGCGAAGCCTTTCAGGTAATCCTTGGAGATGTTGCTTGCCTCTTTGATCGCGGCCTTTTCCTCAGCGCTCAGGGTCGCCATCTGCTGGTTCCACAGGGAACGCGTTCGTATCTCGGATTGCAGCATGTCGCGCACCTTCGGCGAGGCGTCTCGCATGACGCTTGCCGGGATCGACTTGCCGGTCGTGACGTACTCCATGCCGGTGTCCAGCATCTTCTGGTCCGTCGCATCCTTCGCCGCCTCGGCTTGGTTCTTCCGAACCGCGCCGCGCGCCTCGACAGCTTGCAGCATGTCCGTGCCCTTAACGCGCGGGTCTTCACGGATCATGGTCAGGAACTGGTCGTAGTTGCCGCCTGACTTGTCCCACAGTTCGTCTGCGACCGTGACGGATTCGCCCTCGCGCTTCTTGGTTTCAAAAACGTCTCGCGCCTTTTGCGCTTCGGCAGGATCCATTTCGTGATCATTGGCGTTGAGGTACAGCTCAGCTTCGCCAAAACGCTCGCGATCTACCAGATCATCAAGGTTGGTCAGGTGCCGCGTGGTCACGCCGCTGCGGTACACTTCCCCAGCCGCAATGCGAGCCGCCTCGGCAACGTCGGGCGTGAAGATGCCCGCTTTCTGATGCTGGTCGATCAAGGAAAGGTAGCTGTCTTTCGTCTCGTCCAGAAGCTCGCGCGGCTTGGACGGGTCAGCGGCGATCGCCTGATAGTCTGCGCCGATCCGCATCGTCTGCGCCTTCACACCCTCGACCTGCCGGCGGCGCGTGACGTCGCGCATGTTGATCGAGTAGGTCTCGGTCAGCTCCATCGACTTTGCGCCAAACGCGCGCTTCATGGCGGGGCTCGACATGCGGCCCGCCTCCTCGCTCGCTATTGCTGCAGCACGCTCACGGAACTTGGCCTCGAACCCTGTAGGGTCGCCCTCCATGTCGTTCTCGATCGCGCGGTATTCCTCATCGAGGCGCGAGCGCAGCTTGATCGAGGCCTCTGCAGCATCCGCAGCAATCTTCGCATCCGCCATCCGCGACGCGATCTCGAACCCGGCATTGCCGGCCTGCTCCATTGCCTGGCCGACGGGATCAGCGCCGGACGCGCGCGCCTCGCGCACGGGGCGGTACTGGTTCGTGACGCCTTCGGAAATCGGGGAGCGGGGGAGCTTGGCCATGGGTTAGTCGAATGTCGGACGGGTGTAGTAATTGCTTATGGGCGTACCCCCGAACGAGCCCTTCGGGGTCGCCCCAGCCTTGCCCCCACCAAACCCATACTTGTCGCCCCACGACGCCCCCGCCTGCAGCAGCGTAGAACCCGCCTGCAGGTATCCAGCCGTCCGCGCAGCCCTGCCCTGCGCGCGGGCCATGTCGCCCTCGTTACGGGTCACCTGCGCGCCGCGCCGGATGGCCTGCGCGCGCTCCTCTGCAGCGGTCATCTCAAGCAGCTGGTCGAGGGTCGATGTCTTGACTGTCTCGTCACGGATTGCGGACACCGAAGCGTCGAGCGAGGATCCGCCGCCCGATGCCGCTGCGGCCGTCTGCTCGGCCAGGATCTCGTTCATGCGCTGGTTGATGCGCGTCGAGTTATGGCTCGCGGCAGCAATCTCCTGCCCGGCCTGGATGTCCTGCGCCGCAGCCTCGGCGTACGCGGCCTTGCGATTGTACTTACCAGCCGCAGCCGCTGCGTTGCCCTGGCTGATCGAGCCTGCTGCGCTCATCGCTGCCGAGCCGACGGCGAGGACTGTTAAAGTGACGGGGTCCGCCATCTAGAGCGAGCCTCCACACAGGAAGGCCGTCTTCAGCTTGCCCGGCGCGCTCAAAACCAAATCTTTCCAACCACTTACGGGCGCCTTCAACACGAGTGTCTTCCTCCGCCCAGATTTCTGTAACCCCGGCCCGCCTTGCCGCGTTTACTATCTTTATCGCGAGCCGGTGGATGCGGAGTGGACGCTGTTCGGAGCGCGCCCAGAACGTCGCGACCGCCCTGTCGTCGATGAACCACAGCCCGCCCATCGCCTGCAGCACGCCGTCATCATCGCGCAGCGCGTAGCCGGACACCTCGTAGTGACGCCGCCCCATCCCGATCTCGACGAAGTGCTCGCCGGTCAGGATTTCGGTGGTGAGGTTAGGCAGCGCGGCCATGGTTTTTATGGAACCCAAAATGGACCTCGCCAGCTTTTCGAGCGGCGGTTGCATCGGCCAATTCTGAGAAGCTGCCCAGAAAATGGTTCTGATAGTTGACTTTTATTTGAGCCACCCAAGTCTTTCGTCGGCTGTCCCAAACAACCCCTGTGCACCCAGAGCTGTTTGCTGAAGATCGCTTGGCATTCTTCATGTTGCCAGCCCTATCGACAGACCGCAGATTCGCCGCCCTGTTGTCCGTCCGATTTCCGTTAATGTGATCAACGTCGCCGGGCGGCCACTCGCCAGCAGCAAGCGCGAAGGCTATGCGATGAACGTAATGTTTTTGGTCAGCAATCGTCACAACCAGGTATTGGTTTGGACCGTTGGAGCATCCGACATGCTTACCTGCAAACTGAGCGTTAAAGGCGCGCCATCCTCGGTCTGAAGCAAAATGGCAACGCGGGCGCTGCTTCCAAAATAGATGTCCCGTCTCTGGCAAATAGGTGAACGCCTCGCGCAGTGTTGGAAGGGGAATCGAGTTCATGAGTTCGCCTTTATCGTTTCGACCAGCGCAAGGATGGTTGCCGGCCCGGCTGTATCCATTGCGATGCAGAGCCTCGGATCACGCTCTGTGAAGCCATGAATGTTCATTTCCATGTCGGCATTGATCTCCTGAACCGGGCCATCGAACACCAGCGTGCCGTCGTCGATGCGGTCGTCAAGGCGCTCCATGTCGTCGAAATCCGCGCCGTACTTGACCGACCCGCCGGCTGTTTTGTGAAGCAGCAGCCCGAGCTTTTCGATCTGCTTGTTGGCCGTGAGCGTTCCGCCAGGCAGCCGCCCGGACTTGTACCGCCCCGAATATTTCAGCCCCGCAATCGCATACGTCACCGAGAACGGCAGGGTGATCGAGCCGCCCGTCACGGTCAGAGGCCCCGCCTCCTGGCCATTGGCCCAGACGTACACGTCCGTCCTGCCCTCCAGATGGCTCAGGCCGGTGAAGGTCGATGTCGCGGTGCCCGAATACTCCAGAGCGTCGTGCAGCCGCCACGCGGTCTGTATGGTCGTCCACGCCTCGGGCGCGAGCTGCTCGACATGGCGCACGTCAACGCCGCCGACCACACGCTTGACGACAAAGTAGACCTCGTCCTCAGCGTCGTCCGTAGGCAGGCAGCACACGCTCTCGACGTCTCCATCGACGACCATGCGGCACCACGCCACCACGCCCTCGTCCACGTCGAACACCAGGACGCCGACCTCGCCGTCACCCCGCACGCACCAGAGGCGCGGCTCCGGTTCCTGCTGCCAGGCCATCTCCGTGAAGCCTGACGTCGAGGCGATCTCGCGGTGCATCCGCGTCAGGTCGATCGTGCCCATATCTCCGGTCTGGTTCGAGTAGCCGAAACGGTAGATCCGCTGCCGGCTGCGATTGATGAACAGCGCCGCGTCATCGAGGTGGACGGCATGCGTGTCTGCGCTGCCCTTGGTGGACTTGTTGCGCGCGCGCACGTTCTCGGGCTTCAGCACCTCGTCGAAGCTGTTCGAGCCGATCTCGCTCTCGAAGCCGCTCAGCCCGACCAGCAGGCGCCCTGCGCCCACGGCCCAGCGGGCCGACGCCATGTTGCCGCCGAACGTGCGCCCGATCGCATCCGAAGCGAGCGGCCCCGTCGCGAACGAACCGAAGTTATCGCTCGCAGATCCCCAGTATGCATTGCCCCTCAGCGCCCACAGACGCCCGTCAAACAGCGCCACGGCGTCCGGGTGGCCGAACCTGCCGGACCACTCGCCAAGCGCCCACAGCGACGAGCTGGTCGTGGTGCCGAAGGGCTCGATCACGTCCGCCGTCACGGTGTTGTCCGCCGTCACGGTCACGATCCGCGCTATGCCCTCGGTCACGCCGCCGGCGTAGGTCAGAGACGAGACCGCAGCGCCCGACGTGAAGGCGGTCATCCGCCATCGGTAGTAGGCGACCTGGTTGTCGAGGTCGTCGTCGAAGAAACCGCTGGTCGCTGACGATGTGGACAGCACGGCGATATAGTTGACCGTGTTGCCGATCGAGCGCTCCAGCACGACCGTGCCGACGAAGGTACCGCTGACCTGGTACTGGAATATCCGTGACACCTCGATCCCGCTGACCTCGATCGGGTCTGTCACCTCATCGACGACACTCAGGTCCTCAGTCTCGAACTGCCCCGGATGCACGATCTTGATCAGCGAGCCCGCGTCGTAGGTCGCAAACAGCGCGCGGCTGGACGTGATCGTCGCCGTGCCCGTCCGGGCGTTGGGCGTCAGGGTGATGTCGCTGCCGTTCAGGAACGTGAAAGGGCCGTTGACCTGCAGGAACGGGCGCATCGACCAGGAATTCTGGCCGCGCCGCTCGAAGACGTGCATCTCGTCGTCGCCGCCTGCAAACCATACCGTGTTGAGGCTCTGCGCCCAGCGCAGGGTGCTCACGTTGGCGGCAAGGTAGGGCGACGTAATCTCAAGAGTGCCGGGCGCGAGGCGTGTAAAATTTTTCAGCAGCGCCACGCCGACACCCGTCAGCTGGAAGCGCACATAATAGGGCGACACGCCGGGCGTGAACGTGACGACATGGAAGCCCGGCGCGAATACTGAGGGCTGGATGATGTCAACACCGTCCGACGCCGTGCCGACCTTGAGCGTGAGCGGCGAGCGCTCGACCTCGAAGCTGAAGGACACAGCCGTTGACGGCGCGGACGTCGTGATGACCGATTCCGCGGCAGCCGTCTCGCCTGCCTCGCCGACGAATGTCGTGGTCGAGCCGGCAGTGGTCGCCGTGGCGGTCATGGCACAAGCATCCTGAACTGCGTGTAGTCAAAGTCGAACCCGAAGTCATAACCAGGGTCCACACCGCCGCCGGTGCCATCGCCCGGAGGCCCTGCCGTGCCGCCATCGGGAGGCGGATCACCGCCCGAGCTTGTGGCCGCGCTCACGTCCGTCCACGTACCGATCGTCGCCGCAGCGCCCGCCACAGTGACGTAGGCGCCCTCGAAGATCAGCCTGATCCGGTTCTGCGAGAACTCCATCGCGAAACGCTGGGTCTCGGAGAAGATGAAGGGCCTCAGCAGCGCCACACCGTTGCTTGGCGTGGATCCTACGTGGACCGTGCCAGGCATTTTCGTCATCCCGCCCTGCCTCAGCGGGAGGATGTTCTCCATGATCTCGGAGCCGCGGGGATAGTTCTCGATGTCAACACGCGCGAGGGCTTCCTTGCCAAGCTCGCCCGCATTAAACGCGACCACTTCAGACTTGGATTTGGCCACATCATCCTCGCCGGCTGAAGAGGTGGCTCCGGCGCGCGGTCACATAGGCGCCGACGGGCTCCCTCATCGTGGGGTCGGTCGAGGCGTCGTAGGACTTTGCCAGGTTCATGCGCTCCACCAGCTCGGTGCCGATCCTCTGGCGGGTGGCGTCAGCCTCGTCGTTCACGGGGTAGACCTCGTTGGCGATCATGGCGCTGATCATGTTGGCGAAAGTCTGGGGCCAGCCGCCGACCTGCGTCTCGTAGGTGCGGTCCACGAACCAGAGGTAGGTCGTCTCGTAGTTCGTCAGGATCCTGCCAGCCTGGAACCCGTACTCGATCGCAGGCAGGTCTTCGCGCGTGATGTTCGAGACGTGGATCACGCGGGCGAACGTGGCAGGCACGTTGAACGTGTAGTCCCATCCCGGCACGGCAGGCGTGGTCTGCGTGAGCTGCACCAGCGACTTGAAAGCGTTCCAGCCTGCGCCCTCGAACGCCGACCTGACCACGTCGTCATACGCCCCCAGCATCTCGCGGACAATCTTCTTGTCGCTGTCGATGCCGACATTCGAGGGCTCGCCCGCGAGGCGAAGGGCGTTCTTGATGACCGTCGCCTGCGTGGGCATCTGTTAGGCCGCCTCGGCTTTCTTGACCGGCGCCTTGTTGGCAGCCGACGCCCTGGAGTTGGCGGCCCGCGCGCCTGCAGCCTGCATGTCCTGCGCGATCATGCCATTGATCCGGGCGAGGCAGCCGTCCTTCGAGGTGATGCCCTGGTCCTTCAGGACGCCGTCGAAGTAGATCGCGTAGTGCTCGGCGCCGCCCAGCCACTCGGCTGTCCAGCCCTTCGGGAAGTCTGCCGTGTCGTAGTAGTTGATCTCGCCGCGTAGGCGCGTGATCAGCTGCTGGGTCGATGGCGACTGGGCGTGGACCCGCAGGATGCAGTCCCAGCTGAAGTCCTCAGCCTCGACCTCAATGATGTCGCCCGGCGTCAGTACAGCCTGCGACGCATTGTGCGACTGCTTCATCGCCTGCCCGAAATAGTCGGGATCCATGACCTCGGCCGGCGTGTGGCCCGCCTCGACGCGCGCGTGGTAGACGTTGCGGAACTTGCCGGCCCGTTCGAGGACGAGGCGCGAGGGGTGGATGCGGACGGTCATATGCATATCTCCAAAGCATAAGGGGCCAGGTTGACGTGCAACCTAGCCCCCCATGTGTTGACGCGTGGATTACGGGCCTTAGCCCGCTGCCACCACGATGGCCGTCTCGGTTGCCACAGTGGCTGCGCCGGCCGCGCTCATCGTAATTACGATGTGCCAGGCTGCGTCAGCAATGGTCGCCGCGTTCTTGGCCGTGGTCGAGCCGGTCGGGATGGCCGTGGTCCAGATGCGGACCAGCATCATGTCGCCGACTTCCATGCCGCGCGGGTTGGCAGCGCCTTGACCCACGTTGGTGAAGTAGGCGGCGCCATCGACGACGCCGGTGGCATCCGTGGTGTCATAGAGCCAGAGGCTGACGCCGACTTCGCCGGTCCGGTTGAGGATGCACTGCAGTGTATCAGGTGTGTAAGCCATGTTGTCAGTTCCTCTTAGCTGAACGCTGCGGTGTCATTGTGAACTGCTTTCTGCACGCCCCGCGGGAGGACGAGCTTGGCGCAGTGCATGATGACGGCGTAGTTTTCCCAGCGGTGCTGGGGCTCGTAGTAGTAGGCGTGGTAGTCGGGCTCGCCCGCTGCCTGAGCGCCGATCGCCGACTCGTGGAACATGTGGCAGGTCGCCGTCGAGGTGCCCTTGCCGGTCAGGCCGGTGTGGGAGAACCAGTTGACGCCCAGCCAGCGATAGAAGCCCAGGCTCGGAAGCCCGTTTTCCATCTTCTTGGTCTCGATGAAGTCAGCGCTTTTGAACTCGTTGATCCGCATCATCTGGCGCAGGGCCTTCGGCGTCACGACGCCCCAGACCTTGCCGTCATCCGTCGGGATGTCGTTGTCTTCGAGGTCCGACACCCACTCAAGGATCGGGCCAAGCGAGGAAAAGGCGATCGTGCCTTGTGTTGCGGTAGCTGCATCAAGCGCGTTGATGATCAGCTGGTCGCGTTTGCGGTAGCAGGCGGCGCCTGCCTTGCGCATCTGCATGGACCGCACGTTGCTGTTGGTGCGGAACGCGTCGAAGTTGTCGATGGTGTACTTGCCACCAAAGTCTTCCTGCGGCGTCGCCGTCACCTGGCCGAGGCCGAGCTGTGCGATCGGGATCTCGCCGTCACGGGTGCGCGTCTGCGCCTGCTCGGACGGATCCACGACGTCCCACGTAATGGTGCCCGCTTTTTGCAGGCCATCCGTGCGGACGCATTTGGAAAGAAGCGATTTCTCGCGCTCGTAATCGACCTTGAATTCCTCGTTATAGGCAATCCGGTCGATGTCACTGATCTGGTTTACAGACATAGCTGTTCAGTCTCCCATTGTGGGGGTTGAAGGGGTTTGACAGCGATCCGGATCCTCGACGGGTTGGCCCTTTCGGGGGCCGTCGTTCACCTCAGTTTCAACGCGGGGCCGGAGAACCGGGTTGGCCGCGTGGCTCCGGAACTGCCCATCGCCGGAGCAGCCCATCGCCTTGCTTATGCTGACCGGGCCGGAGCCTAGCCAGAAATCCTCTGCCGCTGCGCCAGGAGCGCGCGCAGTTCGTCCGCCTTCGCGTCATACGCAGGCGTGCCTTTAAGTTTCATGATGTCATCGATCGCAGCCTGGACGCCGCCGGCATTGCTCGGCAGGCCTCCGCTCAGCGTCGCGAGCATCATCGGATCCTCGTGCGTTGCGCGGCTCGCGCGCACCAGCAGCTGGACAATCTCGGGGTCGTCGCCCAGCGTCGTGCCGTCAGCGAACTGACGATCGAGCATGGCGCGGGCCTTCTGCGGATCACGCGGGCCGAAGGCGACCAGCGCGTTCTGCGCGTGCTTCAGTTCGAGGTCGAGGTTCTGGCCGTAGAGCTTCGTCAGCGTGGCCTTGCCCTCGTTCTTCTTCTGCACGGCCATCGCAGCCATCACGGCCGCCTGCTCCTGCATTGCCTCGAAGTACAGTTCGTGCGCCATGTTGGCGACTTCAGGAGTGGCAGCGAACCCGCCGGTGGCGTGCAGCTTGGCCGTCACCTTGCTCAGGAACGCCTTGTCAGCGTCGCCCAGCTCCAGGCCCTCGGGCGGCTTGGCGTTGATCTCATACTTGTCCGGAGCCGCAGGAATGCCGAGCGCTTTCTGGAACGCTGCGCGCTCCTCGTCGGTGGCCTTCTCGCCTGGCAGCTTGATCATGCCCTCCTGCCGTGCGCGGATGGTCTTCTGCGCCTCGGTGAAGGACTTGTGGTAGTCGGACGGCGTCGCGTAGCGCTCCAGCGCCTTGAGCGCGTCTGTGTCGTCACCTGCCAGCACCTTGCGCCAGTCCGCATCAGGAGCGGACACGGCAGCGCCAGGGCTGGCAGGGTCTGCTACTGCCGGCGAGGGGACGGCAGCGGCAGCCGGGTCAACCGCAACGGCAGCCGCGGGAGGAGCAGCTGGTGCAGGTGTTCCGGTATTGATCAGGGTGGCAGTGTCAGACATGAGAACTCCTTGTCAGAGTGCACAATACGGACGGGGCGTGGAGGCGTTGTTCACGGCTCTTCCACACTATGCAGGCTCAGCCCCATCCGCCCCATAGCAACGAACGGCTCCTGCTCGGATATGTCGCTCGCAGCAAACGCAGCGGCGACCTGCGCGGCTTCCAGCGGAAATGGCGGGTCAAGCTGTCCAGCCATCTGCGCGATTGCTTCAGGCATACCGGGCCAGTGCGATGTTTGCACCCATGCGCCTTGCTCGTCCTGTGCCCATTGCGTGCAAGGCAGCGGCTGCGCGAAATTGTCCGACACGATGCCGGTGCTGATGTAATGCGTGATCTGATTGCCGTTCGTGAGCGGCGTCATGAACAGGCCTTGCGAACCAGCGGGGTCGATGGCTGCGGCTAGGTCGCGGGCGAGTTGGACGTGGGCGGATGGTATGATTAGCGTTCTGAATGTCATCTAGAACGCCCCCGTCTTCCCGTTTACCCATGCTTCCATTGCGCTGATCTCAGCGGCTGTGGCGGTGCGGCCAAGGACGGCTAGGGCGTAGAGGCGTCCGTTCAGCCGTTGGCTGGCGTTGTTGCGAGCGCCTATAAAGAGCGCGTGATTGCCGTAGTTTCCGGTGCCCTGATCTGCCGTGTTAGAGGATGCTGGAGCACCATTGACGCGCAAAGTAGCCACGTCTGCTGAAATGTCTCCAATACCTGTAAGCACGTTCGTTGTTGGGGCCGCGTAAACGCTGCTTGTCGTCGTGCCCACCAAATTAGTTCCCGCTGACGCAAATTGATAAGTCGGCGTTGCAGCGTTCGGCGCCTCAAATCGAAAACTAGAGGTAACGTTATTGCCCAATTCCGCCAGCGTTGCCCGCGCCGCATCACTCGCCTTATGCACCCCCGCAAACACGGTCATCTCATCCGTCGCAGAGAAGTCTATCGCTGACGTCCCGAAACTGTCGTCCGTGCCATCAAACGCCAGATAAGGACGCCACACCGGATTGCTGACGTCGTAATCCGTCGCGGCTGCTATCCGCTGGTAGGCGCCTCCGGTGGAGGTTTGGTCGGCGGATGTTTGGAGTTGGGCGCCCCATGTGAGCACTCCAGAAACGCCGTCTCCAGTGTAACTGGGCGCCTCCGCAACGTAGCTAGGTGTCGCGCTGTCGCTCAAGCAGACAGATGAATACATCAGAACGCCGCCTGCGCCCGTGTTCATGGCGATGTTCACGCGGCACCATCCGTCCGCGAGCAGTTCTATGCTGCTGCTTGTATTTGTGGGCGCGCCGATTGTATTCGTAGCCGCACCAAGCGTGCGATTTTCAACATCGACCACTTGCGAATAGGCGACCACATCAACCGATCCGGTGTAACTTTTCATCGACACAACGGCGTATCGTTTGGTCGAATATTTGAGATAAACCGAATAGGTGTAAATCGTAGAGGCGGCAACGCCTACAAGCTGGAAGGTGAAGTGGCGGCTGTTCGCGCTGCTTTCGGTTATCAGGTCGGCTGTCGTCGTGCCGTTCGGCGCAACACCAGCGTTAGCTGTTGAGCCTGAGCCAAACGCCTGAAGGCCGACCAGCGACCAAGTCGTGTTAAACTCCTCCGACCTCGTCAACTGATTATACCGCGCCCGCAGCACCGGCCTGCTCGCGCTCGTGGCTTGGAGGGCGTGGTTGCCGGGGAGTTCGCGGACGGAGAGGGACGTGATGGTGATTGTGCCTGTCGTAGTCAGCGACGTAGGTATGGGAATTATTTCTACAACATCTGTCGCGGCTGCAACTTGGAGCGCTGTAAGAGTGCCACCGCTTGCAGTCAGGCTGCCCACATCGTTTGATGAGCCAGACAGGGCAAGGCGCACATACGTGCCTGTAACGGTCCCGCCAGTCCACGTTGCTGAAAAAGTAATTAGATAGTGGCGCCCTATTACAATTCCGGGGACGTTTAGACTGAGCCGTGGGTAACCCGTAATTGACGATGCGGTAGTGATCGACCAGACGCCCGCCGAAAACGTGGAAACCGAACCTCCAGAAGTGTTGATGTTTGCGGTCAGGGCGCTAATCTCAGGCGCGATATTCGCCCCCAGCACCAGCCCCCTGCTGCGATCCAGCATCAGCCCAACCGGCTGCTCGACAGCAGTCACGGGCGTGGTGCCGGTGGAGGTCTGGTAGAGCGTGGAGAAGTCGCTGGGGTCATACCATGCGCCAGCGGCGCCGGTGAGGAAGAGGTTGCCCGGAAAGAAGCCGACGCCAAGCCCGACGCCCGCATCCCCGCCCAGGATGCCCATTTTGGGGACGGTAATGCCGAGGCCGATCTGCATTCTGCTGCGCCTACCA